GAAGCCCTAAGTAAACAATTCAATAGTGACAAGAAAGAGTTTACTTTGCGTATGTCCTCAATAGGTAGGCCTCTTTGTCAACAGCAGATGGAAAAGTCTGGGGCAGAAGCAAAGGAACAACCACCTTCACTTAAACTGAAATTCGCATTTGGCGATATGGTTGAAGCTTTAGTTATGGCTGTTATGGAAGCTGCCGAAGTTAATATAGAATCATTCCAAGAACCTGTATCTTATACTTTCGATAAGACTACTATTAAAGGTACGTTAGATGTGATTATTGATGGTAAAGTGTACGATATAAAATCTACATCACAACGAGCTTTTAAAACTAAGTTCTCACATCCAGATGGGTATTATAAAATACTTGATGATGATCCTTTCGGATATGTAGCTCAAGGATATTTATATGCTGCCGCAAAGGATATACCTTTCGGGGGATGGATAGCCTATAATAAAGAGACAGGTGACATAGCCGTATGCGAGGCTCCTAATAATGAAACTCAAAGAACTTTAGCTCTTAGCAGGGCTAAGAGGCATATAAAAGCATTAGTTACTGATGCGCCATTTAAGAGACAGTTTAAAAAAGTACCAGAGAAATTTAGAAATAAGATAACTGGTAACTACACCATAGGTGTGAACTGTAGATACTGTAATTACCTTACACCATGTTGGGGGGATGAAATATCTTTCCGTAAGAACCCACGGGGTTCTACTCATAAGTGGTATTTTGGGGAGCCTTCATAATGGAGTATACTGTATTAGAGGAGCGTATCAAATTCCTTAAAATGGAGGTGAAATTTTTAGAGGGAAAGTATAAGAGCATGGAAAGTGATGGGGGGAGGTTTAATACTACTATCCATGTTCTGCAAGAAGTTATCAATGATTTGGAATCCAGAAATTCATGTTTATACGTCAGGTAAAGGGGGTTATAGCGTGGTTCTTAAAAAGGTATACCAAAGCTGCACCTAAATATTTATCAGGTAAAGGAAAACCCAAATGAGAACGTCATCAGCTAAGGCCAAAGGTAGGAGGTTACAAGATTGGGTAAAAACCAAATTAATCACAATGCTTGGGTTGCCGAAAGATACGGACTTGATTCGTACGGCGATTATGGGCGAGACAGGCGCAGACGTACAGTTAATGTCAGTAATACAAAGCAGCTTTCCTTATTCGATAGAGTGCAAGAATCAGGAGAAGTTCAAGAGCCTGTATACGATTATGAACCAAGCGGAGGGTCATGCTACGGGCTTACAGCCAATAGCATTCTTGAAGATGAATAGGCAACGTCCTTTAGTTGTACTAGATGCAGAACATTTTATGGAGGTGTACTTTGAAAAATAAAGATTTGGACAATCTACTAGATAGCTTTGATTTAACCTTAGAAGATGATTCAGAGTTTGATGGGGGTGATGATGCGTTTATACACTTTAGGTCGAGGAGTGGTAATTTAAAGATGACTGTATTAGGTGATTCTAGAGATGAAACTACTATGGCTGCACAGCAATGTGCAGATATATACAGTAAGTACCTTGAAACAACCGGAGTGAGGCGGGAAGATTCGGATCAATTTGGCTTAGAATTTATAGACACGGAAGGAAATGCTTAATGGCCCGAAGGCATTTAGTTATACCTGATAGCCACGCCATGCCTACACATAACAATGACAGGTATGAGTGGTTAGGTAAGTTCATATTCGATATTAAGCCTGATGTTGTTATAGATATTGGGGATAGCGCAGATATGGAATCTCTATGTAGTTGGGATAAAGATAAGAGAGGATACGACAGTCGTAGTTACATAGACGATATAAACGCTTACAAAGATGCTATGGAGAAGATATGGCATCCGTATAAGCGTAATAAAAAGAAGCTGCCCCTTAGAATTAAAACCAGGGGAAACCATGAAGATCGTATCAATAGAGCGGTATCATCAGCAGGAGTAATGACAGGTACATTCTCTATAAAAGACTTAGAGGAGGATAGATACAATGATAAAGTATCTGACTTTCTATATGCCATAGAGGTTGATGGCATTAAGTATAACCATGCTTGCCCCTCCCCCATAATGGGCAGGCCTTTAGGCTCTGTAAATCTAGCTAGGGCTATTATCAAACAAGAGCATTGCTCCTACACAGTAGGTCATGTACACTCCAGAGACTTCCATGAAGAGCGGGGAGTACAGGCATCTGTAGTAGGGTGCTACTTTGATAACCACCATGAGTTTGCTGGCCCATCCAATGATAATTATTGGAGAGGCATCCTTGTAAAAGAGGAGGTAGATAATGGTAAGTATGAACCACAGTGGTATAGCCTAGAAAGGATTAAAAGAGAATATGGTTAATTGGGAAAGCATCCTAATATTAGGATTTTATTTGGCCTACATCATAGCAGCAATAGGACTATTAGCATGAAGTACGAAGAACTCAAACGATTAGAGAAAGAAGCAGACGAAGAACATAATATGTTTAACCTAGAAAAGGATAACATTAAATGTGTAGATGTTCCAGAGCATGACCCTGTGAATAATCCTTTACATTACAACCGTAAGGGTATAGAATGTATTACCGCTATCGAAGCGTCTATGAGTGAAGAGGAGTTTAAAGGATATCTAAAAGGTAATGCTATGAAGTATCTATGGCGATATAGATATAAAAATAATGCAACTCAAGACTTGGAGAAGTGCATGTGGTATACTGCTAAGTTAAAGGAGACTACGAATGACGTGGAGAAGTAATCAAAACCCTATGCTCAGAAGTAAGTTCAGCGAGGATATATTCAAACTAAAGTACGCACATGATGGGTGCGAAACATGGGCATCTCTTTGTGAAACTCTCGTAGAAGATGTTATGGGTAACGAAACAAGTAAAGAGGATAAATCTCAACTTGTAGAGTATATGCAAGATTTAAAATTCATACCCGGAGGACGATATCTCTACTACGCAGGTAGGCCGCAGAAATTCTTTAACAATTGCTTCCTACTTAAAGCTGAAGAGGATACACGCGAAGATTGGGCTGAATTATCTAAGAAGTCTGAGCTATGCCTATCCTCTGGTGGTGGTATCGGAGTAGACTACTCTATCTACCGACCTAATGGAAGTATACTACACGGCACAGGTGGAGTAGCATCTGGCCCGTTACCTAAAATGCAGATGACAAATGAATTAGGTAGGGGTGTAATGCAGGGTGGGAGTAGACGTAGTGCTATCTACGCATCTCTTAACTGGCAGCACGATGATATACCACAATTCCTTGAGATGAAAAACTGGTATAACATGCCTGTAGCTGGTACAGATAAAACATTAGGTGACATAAAAGAGTTAGACTTTAACTTCCCCGCACCTATGGATTTTACTAATATATCAGTAAACTATGACACAAAGTGGATAGAAGAGTATTGGAACACAGGTGATGTCAGTGAAACCTTTAGGAAGAATGTCAGACAAGCCCTATCAACAGGGGAACCAGGGTTCAGCTTCAACTTCTGGGATAAAGAAGAGGAAACTCTACGTAATGCATGTACAGAAGTCTCGTCATCCGACGACAGTGACGTATGCAACCTTGGGTCAATCAACTTGGGAAGGATTGATTCAATCGCAGAATTTAAAGATATTGTTAAACTCGCAACAATGTTTCTCTTACGAGGCACTACAGTCGCAAAGCTCCCTTACGGAAAAGTATACGATGTTAGGGGAAAGAATAGACGTTTGGGCTTAGGCCTAATGGGATTACATGAGTGGCTTATAAAGAAAGGAGCTAAATATGAAGTTACGCCCGAATTACACAGATGGTTGTCTATCTACAAGTCTGTATCAGACGATACATCAGCACGTTACGCAGATACACTCAATATTAGCCGACCTGTCGCCAACAGAGCCATCGCACCAACAGGAAGCATTGGCATCCTCGCAGGAACAACTACGGGAATTGAGCCTCTCTTTGCAACAGCTTATAAAAGGAGATTCCTCAGAAACAAAAGATGGCACTACCAATACGTAGTAGATAGTGTTACTCAAGAAATGGTAGACGAGTACGGTACTGACCCCGACTCGTTAGATACAGCTTTAGACTTAGCTACACAATATAAACGTAGGATTAAGTTCCAAGCTGATATACAAGATTATGTTGATATGTCTATATCGTCAACAATTAATCTACCTAAATGGGGGTCAGAGAATAACAATGAAGATAATGTAGAAGAGTTTACCGATGTACTAGCATCCTATGCTCATAGACTTAGAGGCTTCACTTGTTATCCTTCTGAGAGCCGTGGTGGTCAGCCTTTAGTGGCTGTATCGTATAAAGAAGCTTTAGATAAACTGGGAGAAGAATATGAAGAAGCAATCGAAACTTCTGATATCTGCGACATTACCGGAAGAGGGGGAAGCTGTGGTACATGATTATGCAACTATAGCATCCCTGTCTCTACAGATAGATACGAAAGGTAATCTTATCATAGAGCAAAAGGATGTAGGTATTGATGTATTGAAAGATACATTAGAAGGTGCATTCCCGGAATGGGCAGGACTACAAGATACTATAAATGCTGCCCGGTGGGTAAGTGGTAGCTTAGATGATATGAGTAAAGAAATCTTAGAGGAGTTTGGTGAAAATGAGAGTGTTTGTGTACAAGAACGGAATGTGTGACCCATCCGCGAAATTAGGTGCAGTTAAGAAGTTTAACAAAGCTTCTGATGTGGATGGATTTTTAGCTACATTATGTGCTTCTATGTCACCTTTAGCGCATAGACAGTTTAGAGTGTTTGTAGCTAACGATGAAGTGGAGCAGCATGAGGTAGATCACCATGCTCTTATGGGCGATAACTACGGATTAGACTTACGCCCTAACTCCATCAAAGAGGTGGACACTTTAGAGATAGCTGCTGAATGCAATAAGAAGATGTCTAGACTCCTTGAAATCAGAAACTCTAGGGTTAAACTTGAAAGGGCGACATGATTGAGCAATATATAAGAAAGTATTTCTGGCGATCCAGACCTATGATCGGCTTCTCAATACGATTAGGACGATTCAATAGCTGGTTGTGGCAAAATATGTGGGGAAAGAAGGATTTTGACCCCTAAAAATAAGAAACCTCTCTATGAGCCGTTTTAAAGCCCGTAGAGAGGTTTCTTTATTTTACCCTACCTAGGGTAGCCGAGGGTAGCGAGATGGCTACTCACAGGGCATCCTAGAGGGTCGTTTTTCTTAGTTAGGCCTCGAAAAGCTCCCTTTCGGCCTTTCTGCGTCTAACTAGCCCTTTTAGTATCCTTCCACCAGCCCTTCTCCATTTTGGGAACTCGGCACTGGCTCCGAGATAATCTTCTCTATTTAATTTAGCTCTTAATGTAGACGATTTGAGGCGACCACTACCGATATTATATGTCAGTGACCCTACAGCACTAAACTGATTCTCAGTCAATGGCACACGAATTAATCTAGTAACAGCCGCCTCAACATGGTTTAGCTCACGAACCAACAGAAACTCAGCTTCAGCTTCTGTAATAGATTCGTGATCCATCGTCAGTCGATCCCCTTCCTTATCCCATATCGACCCATAACCAATTGTAGGTATTCCGATAGGATCAGCATACACAGTTGAAGAGTACCCTTCAAAGTGTTTTATTATATCCCGACCTTCTTGGTTCACCTTCATACTCTACCTTCTCTTCTCCTTATCTCACGCCCACCAAACCAGAAACTTAAAATAGCAGCGAATAGACTAGTGATCTCAGCATCCCATACTATACTTAAAGCATCCGTAGCTGCCATACCTTTACTTATTAGCGCGTAGTAAGCACTGATCTCGACAGTTATAAATAGCAGCATGAATAGGTACGTTATCGTAGGTCTAACTGTAGCTGAATAGGTTGCAGCCCATTTAGCAGAAGTTTTAACCATAGCGGTATCATGTCTGTGGACTGCTTTAAATTCTTCAGTATCAGCTTCTACGTGTGTCTTACGTAGTGCTAACTCCCCCAGCTGTATCTGCTGCTCAAGCTGCTTATCCATAAGCATAAGCTCATGCTTTTTATCCTGCTTATCTTGAAAGTAGTCTAGTACCTTCGGCATAAAGGATGTACCAAAGCCTAGCAGGGACGAGAATAGTGTTAGCATTATTTACTCCTTTACAGCGGGGTGTGAGCCATTATGCATATGAGC